GTCAGGCGGTCGCACAAACTACCCAATCCGTGATGGTGCGGGTGGCGGTGAAGGCCGTTTAGAAAAGATTAAGGCATACGGCCCGTAACAAGTTTCCCCGCGCATTGTCTCTCCCAGTGCGCGGGTGAGAGCAGGCCGGACGTTCCCTCCGCGTCCGGCCACGCACTTCTTTATGAGGGATAGGAAGTTAAATGCTAACAACTACAAGTTATTTAGTTGATGAGATCAATAAATCCATCAATGAGAAATGCGAAGAAATTGCCAACAACCTAGCGAGGGGTTGCGCGTCTTCACATGAGCAGTATCGACATCTGTGCGGAATCGTTACTGGACTTCAGCAAGCCCTAGAAATTGTCGATGAGGCAAAAAATAGGGCTGACCGCACAATCTCTGGCAAATGAGGGAAAAGCCATGCCACCAATGATTATGAATCACGAAGTAGACCCAAAAGAAAAGTTGCATAAAGAAATTGGAGATTTGTCAAATATCCATATTTTTAATAATCAGCTTTTAATTGCCTTATATATTCGGCCAAAAGTGACAAAAAGCGGTATTTATTTGACTGATAAAACAGTTGATGAGGATATTTACCAATCAAAAGTAGGTCTTTTGGTCAAAAAAGGCAAAAGCGCATTTAATGATGGCACGGGAACTTGGTTTGAGGGCGAAACCTTTGAGATTGGCGATTGGTTAATCTCTCGCCCGTCCGATGGTTGGACAATTACAATCAATAATGTGCCATGCCGCATCATTGATGACGTAAATATCAAGGGTCGCACTGACCATCCAGATAAAATTTGGTAAGGGGAAATAATATGGCACGTGCAAAAGATATTGAATTGCCGGAAGATGACTTCAAGGTTGAACTTGAACCATTGGAAAGCGAAAAACAAGAAGAAATAGTCGTTGAAAAGGCTGATCCTCCTAAAAAGCAGCCTGAATTGTCAGTCGATGATGGTATTCAGGCTCTAAAAAAAGAGCTTGAAGCAGAACGCCAGGCGCGATTTGCAGCAGAGCGCAATGCTCAAGAGGCAACAAATCGTGTTAATCAGGCAAAGGGCGAGGTTGATGATACCAATCTTAAACTAATCGACAATGCGATTGATACTGTAAAACGCAACGAACAAATTATGAAGCAAAACCTTCGTTTGGCGTTTGCAGAGCAGGACGTTGACCGAATTGCTGAGATTCAAAGTGAAATTGCAACGGCTGCATTGAATAAATTGCAGCTTGAGCAAGGCCGTGTGGCTTATGAAAAGCAAATGCGCGAAGCCCCAAAACAGCAGCCTGTCCAACAGAATGATCCTGTCGAGGCTCTGGCTAATACTCTTAGTCCGCGCTCTGCGGATTGGGTTCGCCGCCATCCAGAATATGCACGAGACCCGCGCTTGTTTAAGAAAATGGTTGCAGCGCATGAAATGGCCGCCGCTGATAACATTGAGTTTGATACTGATGAGTATTTTAGCACTATTGAACGGTCATTAAACATTAGAAACACCCCAAATGAAGAACAGGAGTCACCATTGTCATCTGCATCTAACCCAACTTCGCAGCGGCAACGGACAGCCCCGCCCTCTGCACCCGTGTCTCGGACTTCAACAAATAATTCCGGCACTAAACCAAATATTGTTCGCCTCTCGGCGGATGAACGTGAAATGGCATCAATGATGGGCATGACCGATCAGGAATATGCCCGCAATAAAGTTGCATTGATTAAAGAAGGGAAACTGAACTAATGGCACCTAGAGAAATGCGCCCCTCAATTCGTGAGGATGATCCACGCGCTGCCGCAAAACGCCGCGCCGCTGAAATTCTTGGAACTGGAGCAGACTTCGATGCTGATGGTGTTGATGACTTTGCTGTTCCGGCTCCCCCCGATGGCTGGTCATACGAGTGGAAGCGGTTTTCTTCTATGAATATGGAGGATCGCTCGCATCAAAACCATGTTAAGAGCACAGGCTGGCAGCCCGTTCCTGCAACACGGCACCCTGAGATGATGGAAGCCGGAGCCACAGGCGCAATCGAGCGCAAAGGCATGATGCTTATGGAGCGTCCAGAGGAAATCACCAATATGGTGAAGGAACGCGAATATCGCAAAGCCCGTAATGAGGTTACTCATAAAGAGCAGCAGCTTAAAGCAAGCGAGCCTTTGTTTGCTGGCCGCGCTGATTCACGCCTTCGTGCTAAGGTTGGCAAAAGCTATGAGCCATTGATTATTCCTGAAGAATAATGCTTGACGCCTTTTAGTGTGTTTGGTAGTATTTATGTGCTTAGGATAAACAATACCAGCGGGTCGCCTACGGGCGGCCTGTTTTTTTGTTTGACAACAATTTATTTTTATGATTATTGTAAAAACATTCTTCTCCAGGTGTAGAAGATAAACCGATTTTTCCCGTTTCATAGATTCGCCCCAGGTGCGCGATGATGGAAACTCTCTGAAAGGAGAATCCCGTCATGGCCAACATTTTTGCGCCCAACGGTTTTTTGCAGTATCAGGGCACTGGTTCGGCTCCAACTTACGAGCAGACTCAGCTTGCTATCGCTTCCGGCAATACGACTCCAATTTTCTTCGGTGATCCCGTAGTACAGGCAACCAATACCACTGGTATAGGCACTGGCTACATCACTCAGGCTTACGGCCCAGTCACTTTGACTGTTGCTGCAACCGCCCTCACTACCAGCGCCGCTGGTACGCTGACCGTGACTTTCTCGGCTGGCACATCGACCTCTGGTAACTTACCTTCTTCGTGGGCACCCCCAGTTGGCTCGGTCATCACCATCACTGGCTCAACCACTGCATCTGGCGTAAACCTGAACGGCACCTATCAGGTGACTTCGGCTTCTACCACGACTGCTGTGTGCGCTTCCTACGGCCCACAGACCCCAAGCGCCACTTCGACCGCTTCTGGTACTGTTACCGTGTATGTGCCAATCGCTGGTGTGTTCGTTGGCTGCAAGTACCTTGGTACAGCAATCAAGTATCCGAACTTTAACAACTACTGGCCTGGCTCTGGCTCCAACGGCGACGTGACTGCATATGTTGTTACTGATCCAAATGCTCAGTTCATTGTGCAAACTGCAAACTCCAACACCACTGCCACCGCAGTTGGTCTTGCAAACGTTGGTCAGAACATCTCGTTCAACTACAACGACTACACAGCAACTGGTGAAACTAACGGCAACACTGCCAATGGTCTATCGACTTTCTTTGCTGATCAGTACTCGCTGATTGCAAACTCAGGCGCTGGTTCTGCTTCCAACAACTATTTGCCTTTCCGCATTATTGCTCTTGCGAACTATGTGCCTGGTGCTACCAGCCCACTTGCTTCCGTAAACGGCAATGATTCCACCACAGCATACAACAAGATCGTTGTTGGGTTTAATAACTCAATGCAGCGCGCTCTTGCTGGCATCTAATAGGAGTATAGGACTATGGCTGTAAATCTTTCAGCAATTAAAGACCTTCTCCTCCCAGGCTTGCGTGGGGTTGAAGGCAAATACGAGCAGATTCCTTCTCAGTATGACAAAATTTTCACTAAGCACGACTCTAAGATGGCTTTCGAACGTACCGCAGAAATTCGCTACCTCGGTCTTGCTCAGCTTAAGAGCGAAGGCGGCCAGACTGCTTTCGATAACGGCGCTGGTGAACGTTACATCTACAATCAGGAACACAGTGAAATTGGTCTTGGTTATGCCATCACCCGCAAGGCGATTGACGATAACCTTTACAAGACCCAGTTTACGCCCTCGAACCTCGGCCTTATGGAATCTTTCCATCAGACCAAGGAAATCTACGGCGCTTCGATCCTGAACACCGCAAGCACCTACAACACCGCAGTCAACGGCGATGGCGTAGCACTTTGCGCGACCAACCATCCGATTGATGGTGGAACGATTGCCAACACTCCAACCACTCAGGTTGATTTGAACGAAGCTACCCTGCTAAATGCAATGGTTGCCATTCGTACAAACTTCCGCGATCAGGCTGGTCTGAAAATCTTCGCTCGTGGCCGCAAATTAATTATTCCTCCGGCTCTTGAGCCAGTTGCAATTCGTTTGACCAAGACTGAATTGCGCCCAGGCACCGCAGATAATGATGTCAACGCTATTTTGACCACCGCCGGCGGCTTGCCAGATGGTTATATGAGCAACGACTTCTTGACATCTGCATATGCTTGGTTCTTGCTGACCAACATCGACGGTCTGTCGTATATGGAACGCATTAAGTTCGAGACCGACCTTCAGGTTGATTTCCACACTGACAACTTGCTGGTCAAGGGCTATGAGCGCTACAGCTTCGGTTATTATAACTGGCGCGCAATTTATGGCTCATTCCCAACCTCGTAAAAAGGAATAAGTCATGGCTACGACCATAAACGACATACAGCCTGGGTTTTATCCCAATCCGAATAACAGCCCAGTACAGCCTGGAGTTGCCTTCACGGGGCCAATCTTCGCTGGTAACGTTCTTACCAGTGACGGAACAGGCAACCTTGCCGCGCTTGGTGGTTCGATTGGTACGCAGAATATTGGCTATGTAGTGATGTCTCAGAGCGAGCCAATCACTCAGGCCAGTGGTCTGACATCAATTACGCTTCCTGCTCAAAGCCAGATCATCGGCATGTATCTGATGGTTACTACGGCTTGGACTGGTAGTTCTACCACTCTCGGTATTGGTGCAACAGCGGGCACATCTGCTGCGACCGCCTTTACAACTGCTGGCGCTGTCGCTGGCGGCACAAAAGGGTTGATCACGATTGTTCCTGGCACTGCAACCGCACAGATTGCAAACTGGGACAATATCAGCAACGCCACTTTCCAAACGGGTGGCCCAACTGATGTGCAGCTTCTTGTTACTTCCACCAATACTGGCTCTGGCGTAGGCACATTGACTGTGATTTACGTTCAGGGCATCAACCTCGCCTCGTAAGGAGACCTATTATGAAGGGTCATAAAGCACATCATCACGCAGAACACGGCCATCATGGCGTTGTTCACAAGGGCGTACATCACCATCACCCCCGCGCTGCCCATGCAAAGGGCGGCAAGGCTGGCGAAGGTATTGAGGGCGTTATGGATCATGACGAAGCCCCAAAGGAAGTATATGCTGGCGCAGGCTCGCATGTAGTCCATGAGGCAGAAGAGCATAAGCGCGGCGGCAAAGCCAAGAAGAAGAAGATTCATCTTGGTCACGCTGAAGGCCACAAGTCTGAGCATCGCGCAGACCGCAAGCCTCGCAAGTCCGGTGGACGCGCTGGTTCAAACATGAACCCGCTTTCGTCTGCACATCACGGCATGGAGCCTAAAGGCCGCCATGAAAAAGAAATCGACTAATATCAAGCGGGGAGCTTCGGCTCCCCTCTTTACCATTTGGAGGCTTTAATGACCGCAGCATGGACACGATCTGAGGGAAAGTCTCCCACTGGTGGCTTAAATGAAAAGGGCAGGCAATCTGCTCGTGCTGAAGGCCACAATTTAAAAGCCCCCACAAAAGATTCCGATAACCCTCGACACAAATCATTTTGCGAGCGAATGACTGGTATGAAGCGCAAGCTCACTGGTGCAGCCGCCGCAGCCGATCCTGATAGCAGGATTAACAAATCACTTAAAAAATGGGGTTGTTGAAATGGCAGATAAGCCTTTTTGGGATAAAGATTTGCTCAAGGAGCACCACACGAAACATCTTTCAAAAAAACAGGAAAGCTTTGCAAAAGCGCGAACGCGCGCGGCAGGGCGTCCTTATCCGAACCTGGTAGACAATGCTGCAGTCGCTAAGAAAAGAGGCAAATAATGCGTCCAATTACAGTACAAGTCGGCCCATTGGCTGCGGCAAACGCAAGCGGCATTGGTTCTGCTGCCTCATCTGCCACATCAGTTACAATTACAAACGGAACGCTTGACACGCCTCGGCGCATTCTGTTCACGCCAACCGGCAATGAAAGCGCAAATACGTTTACTCTTGTTGGGACAAATGCCAGCGGAATGCCTCAAATGGAAGTTTTGACGGGCGCAAATGCCACGTCATTTTATTCAAACCTTGATTTTGCCACCGTCACATCAATCAAACTTGCGAACGCCGCTGCGGCGTCTATCACCGTTGGCACAAATAACGTTGCCTCAAGCCCTTGGGTGCGTTTTGATGACTATTCGCTGTCCCAAACGTCCATTCAATGCACTGTAAGCGGCACTGTAACATATTCGCTTCAGCAAACTTTGCAGGATCCAAACAGCCCAACCAACCCAGTTGCGCCATATTCTGTAAACTGGTTGAACTCATCCGATGCGGCAGCCGTAAACGCAACATCGACGGTTCAGAGCAGCTATCAGTATTCTCCGGCCTTTGCCCGTGTGACAATTACCAGCGGGACTGGGTCTGTTACGGCCACATTTACCCAATTTGGCGTCGCGCCATACTAATCGGAGAAAATAATCATGTCCGGCTTGAGCTTTTCCGCCTCTTCTACCGATCAGGCGCTCCAAACTGAGTACCCTTCGCGTTTGCGCGATAATCTTGGACGCACTGAAGTGTCCGAAGTTCAAAATTTGTTTGAAGCTGACTTTGAATACGGCACCCAACCAATGCGCTGGGAGCA